AGTGCATATGAATAATCAGGTTCTTTACCATTTACTCCTGATTTAGCTGGTACTAATTGAAATATATCTAACATCACTGTTGCTGGAATTGTATTTTTAGTTTTATACCCTACGGTAGTAGCTAATGATAATACATTTGGTCTATTACCAGCAAATTCCAATAATGATTCTTTTAATTGATTATCTGTATAATATGATAAAACGTCACCTATATAAGATGCCATTTCTATAAACATCATACCAGGTGATGTTTCATTAAAATCGTTATAAGTATTTGGAAAATAATTTTTTGCAAACTCAATTAAATTTGCTCGAAATTGTCCAAAGTCCTTATTTAAGTATTTGATATCTTTTTTAGTCTGTGTCATATGTTATTATAAAGATACTGTTACTCCATGTTCTGGGTCGGCATAACCTGAAGCCACTGCTACTCTTACTATTTTCATTTCTGCAATAGTAATATATGGTAACCAAAATCTAATTGCAGATTCAATTGAGTTTCCTATTTTATCTTGTAAATCAACTTCATTTTGTTCGAATATGTGACTTAAAAGATCGGTACCAAATTCTGGTTGATGTATACGTTCTCCTTTATTTGTAAGAAGTAAATTATGTAAATTTGAAAGTGCTTGTACATTTGTTGAATATGATTGATCAAATAAACGACCATTTCTAGAAACCATAGGTAATTGTATACCAATGGCAACATCGGGTTGTAAATCAGCTACTTTAAATCTTTGTTCGTATGACATTAGTTACCTTTTTTCTTATCTATTGCTTTCATTAAAGCAGAATAGTCTTTTGTTAAATTTTGAACTACAACTTCAGGTAATTTACTAGCATCTACATATCTACCTTCAGTATCAACAGTTGGTATAGTGTTAGCTACTTGACCTCTGCCGGCTAATCCATTCATTTGCATTGTTGGCCATTCATCAAAATCTCCGCTATAATCAATATTTTCATTCATCATTGACATTGGGCCTTCAGATTGAAATGCGCCTGTTTCATTTAAAATATCATTGAGCATAGGATTAGTAGTTAACTGTCTTTTTACAGGTGCTGTCGGTCTTTTAGGAGCATATGCAGCTGCAGCTTGTTGAGTTCTATATGAAGGATTTTTTTGGTCTGATTTTCTTTGTTCTGTTATCATTGAACCAATATTACCTAATTCAGTACGAACCGCAGTTTGAACTTCCTCTCTTATTACTTTTCGTAAAACTTGTATAAAATCTTTTGAATTCATATATTCTTTCTTTTTAATAATTATTTACAATACTAATTTACTAGTATTTTTATGATTTTTTAGTAAATGATATATCACTTAATAAGGTAGGTATTTGTCCTTTCAATGCAGCTATCTTTCCCCATTGTGGATCTACTTTTGTAGGCTTACATGGACCAACAGGAGATATATCTGTAAGGTCTCCAATTGCATCAATTAAATCTTCCATCCATTTTTTCCACTTCTTACCTAAAATCAATGGCTCTTGAGAATCTGTACCTAATTCCATCTTTTTTGCATTGACAGAAACCATATTTTTAGCATCTATAGTAATAGCTGTTTCAGATGAAAGTCCTATACCATTTTTGGCAAATGCCATTATTTCTTTTTGTGTGCTATTAAAAATAATTCTACCTGAAGTAATTAACGTTTGTGGTGTCTTTCCCCAATTTTCACTTTGCCAAGAATTAAGTCCATATTTAGCATTAGATGTTAATACTTTAGATGAGTTTTCAAATTCAATTAATTGACCAGATGCCATTACAATTACATTGTCATCTTTTTTGAAATCCTCAGTTACAAAATTATTAATCTTTCCACCGCCGCCAACTTGTTTACTATTTCTAAAAATAGTAATTGGCGCAGCAGGGTCTCCTTTACTCCATTTTTGTTTAACAGTAAATTTACCTGATTTAGGAGTTGTTGAAAATCGTAATGAATTTCCGTATCTTCCAGAAAGAAGAACATCTCCTATATATGGCTGTAATGGTTTCACAGCAGGATTTTCTGTAAAGTTAGGATCTATTTTAGGTTGTGAAGGTTTTTGTGTATTACCTGATGCAGCCTCATTATATGTTGTAGCATTACCAGATGCTTTTGACAATGTAACTGATTTATCAACAGAGGTAGGTAACCCGTTATGATGTATACTAGACTGTAAACTTACAATATCAATATAATATGTATCTGTAGTATTTCGCATTGCCGATGCATATGAGCTCGGTGCTTTTAATATTAATACAACTTCGCCAACTAATGGTACCCTTATATAAGAAGTGTTTAAAGGCTTAGCAGTAATAGTAGATACCGACGAAACATCACCAGAAGGCGATGGCCCGAATTCCTTTACTTTTAAACCATATACTAAATTAGGATTGGTGTCTTCATAAATGACTTCTAATACTTCTGCTGGTGTTATTTGATCTGCCATATTATACTAACCCGTCTATAATATCATTAATCTCATTATCCATTTTGTCAAGTTGAGATTGTTGAGTAGCTAATTCAACTACTTTAACATTGATCTCTTTACTAGCACCAGTAATTTCATCTAACTCTCCCATTAACTGTTTCTTTTCTTCTTCAGAAAGCATCCAAGAATTTCCAGTGTCAGATTGTACTCTACTGTTTGTAGAAACTAACCGCTGTACAATAGCGGCTAGCTTTACTAAATGGTCGTCATTTTTGACTCCTACTTCTAAGTATTCTTTGATTAGTGGCACTATTACAGTGGCATCACCTACATTTTGTATCAACGGTCTCAATTCACCAATTAACATATTTATCTGACGATCCTTTTTGGAACTGTTAGAATAAATGTCTTTCATTAAATCGGAAAATGACTTACCTTTGAATATTTCAATATCGAATTCCATAATATCCTTTATAATAAATATCTTATTCTAGGAATTCTGACTTTTTAAATTTAGATAAGTTTAAAGTTGCATTTCCGGTATGTTTATAGTTGTAATACATTTCAACATATGCATTTTTCAATGCATTTACAACTCGAGTGATATATTGAGTTTTCACTCCGGTACGATCTCTAATTAATATATAAAGAGCCTTTTTATTGAAGTTTTCTATATTAACTCTATTACGAAATAGTTCTAAAACTGAATCGGCTACGCATATATCTGCTTGTTTTTTAAATAATACTGTTAAGTTATTATCTATATATTCAACAAATAAATCCATGAATTCTTTCTTTTCAGCTACTTCCTCTTCCCTTAAGACTTCATTAATAATATTTCTAGCATCGTCTATTGCTTCAGCAGGTTCAGTATTTTTAAATTTATTATAATTAGAATTATTATGAATAATCAAATAATTTTTTGCTATAATTGAAAAATATGAAAATGCTTTTCCTTTATCAGGATCAACATACTTGTGAATTTTTTCATTTAAAAATGCAACTGTTTCATGTTTAACATCTTCATATGGAACATCGAAATGATAAAACTTAAAAGTATGAATTATATTTTCAACTAATTTATCAAAAGGATATTTAATTTCTGCATCATATAAACGATTACGTTCATGTACATCTTCTAATGAATTATACAATAATATTGCATTTTCAGTATCTTTTGTGAAGTATTGTTTATTTTTAGGCTTACGGCCTCTAGTTTTAGGTTCAACAGCCTCTATTGCAATAGGTACATCTATTACCGGCAATTCTTTAATTTCCTCCGTCATAATATGTTTGTACTACTTTGTTTAATTCTGAGTGTAGTTCTACTATTTCTTTAAATACAAATCCTACTTCATCGTCTGCTTCAAAAGAACCTTTAATGTCTATTTCCTTTAAACGAATTTCAGTTTGTAATACCTTTTCTCTAATTTCGTCGAATACAACTTGATATTCGTCTGCTATTGTAGTAACTCCAGCTTCTAATAATTCTACTTGTTTAAGTAAATTAATACAGCCATATATTAATACAGCTATTAATATAATTGCTAATCCTAATAATATATTCATGTTATCCAAATATTGCGTCAAATGCCGATTTAAGATTTTCATCTCCTACAGGATTATTGACAGTTGATAATTTTGATTTAACTTTTGAAGTAGTAGTACCAGCTACGGTTACTTCATTATGATTACCTTCAATTAAAGTAGCTAAATGATCAGCGTGATGTAACAAAATTGGCATATCACAATTAAGTGAAAATTCCGGAAGGCCTCCCATTAAATAAGATTCATTACCTTTAGAATATAAACCATCATGTAATTTAATTGCGAGATATTCATTTTCTGACACGTCTATTCCATACTCTTGGAGAAGAAATAAACTTCTATCAGGCACTTTCATAAAAGTTAATTTACCATTAATTTTGTAAATCTGTCCTCGTTTAACGTGCCAATCTGAATCATTTGGAATATAATAATCTTCTTTAGCATTTCCAATTTTACCTAAATCATGATTAATTGCAGCAAATACTAATTCTTCTCTAGTAAAATTAGATATATTAGAACCTAATCTACTCCATGTATTATACAATTCCAAAGAACAATTTACTACTCTATTTACGTGGTCAATATATCCGCCTGGAAAACAATTGTGTCTTGTCGAGTGTGATGACGCAGGTGCAGTTAATATTTTTTCTGCTAAAGCCTCATACATTTTAATTAAATTGTCTTTTCGTGGACTTGTTATTTCATCATGAATTGTATTCATTAATTGTGTCCACTGTAAATCTACGTCTATTTTCATAACTTGTTTAAATTAAATGACTTCGTCAATTACTCCTAATTCTTTTGCTTTTGTTGCAGATATATAAAAATCTTTTCTACAAGCTGTTCTCCAAAATTCTTCTGTTTGATTTGTTTTCGAAGCCATCATCGTATAAAAATCATTTTCTAAACCATCAATATGATCGGCATTAGCTTTTATATCTGCAGACTTACCAAATATTTCTGCCGAAGCTTCATGAAGCATAATAGTAGTTAATTTAGATGCTACACGTTTACCTGTACCACAAGCTAAAATCATTGCAGCTGCTGACATTGCTCTACCTCGGGCGATAATATTAACTGGCACGGGAAGTGATTCAATATAATCAATCATACCTAATGCTTCATATACATCTCCTCCGTTTGAGTTGATCATTAAATTAATAGGATCTTCAG